CCGAAGACCACTACATCGCAATGATGTACCTCGAAGGCATGGGCTGGGACCCTAAAGCAGACCTTCACTGATCCAGTGGATGATCGCATCCTCGCGGTGCGGCTCCCAAAAATCCTGCTGCCTGAACCACTCCAGCCAGTCCTGGGCGGACTTGGAGATATTGCAGCCAAAGCAGCAAGCAACCAAATTGCGCTGGTGCGTATGCCCACCACGCATTTTTGGATGCACATGGTCCAAGGTGGCGGACCTACCTAAGTCGGTAGAACAGTAAGCACACTTGTTCTCCCAATGTTTAAGGATTGATTGCCTAAATCGCGCCTTTGCTTCTTTTTTGTTTAAGTATTCGCCATCCTCGATGCGATGGTCCATACCCAGCAGTGGCTCAATGAAATGTAGCGGTAGAAACTATTACGCGCACTGGTTTTCTTCTCTAGTACAGCTAAACTTCCTTCAGATTTAAACTTCTGCATGGATCCGACCACCACTGCTGCAATCGCTATTGCTGTGGCAGCAATTTCGGAAGGCCTAAGCCTGTATCCAAAAATCCGGGCAAACGGGATCATCCAAGCTTTGCTGATTGCGGCTAGGACACTTTTCCCAAAGAGGTAAGCGCCGCTCCAGACCAGCGGCGCATCAGGCAAAAACGCGGTAGGCGGCAATGGCGCAAAACGCACTCCGATTAAGCGACCTTTTCCGGTTCTACAAAGGGCTGCCACACCAGATGGCCGCCCTTACCGAACTGGAGCAGGCGATCAACAAGGCCAACCCCCACATTTTGGGCCGCGACCAAGGCTGGTTCAAAACCTGGAGTGTCGCCGGCAAACAAACCAACTTCCCCAATAGCTGGGAAGGCGTTTTAGAGGCCGCCCGAGTCGCTGGAGCAAAATTTCCAGAGCTAGTTTCAGCCCAATGGGCCCTCGAATCAAATTATGGAAAACTTGTCTCCGGCCGGAATAATTTTTTCGGTCTAAAGGGTGAAGGCAGCGACAAGAAAACGCAAGAATTTATCAACAATCAGTGGATCACTATCACTGATAGCTTCATCGATTTTCCCGACCTTCTTTCCTGCGTTATCTACCTAGTAGATCACTGGTACAAGGACTATAAAACCTACAAAGGCTGTAATAACGCCACCAGTCGCGACGAAGCCGCTAAGTGGTTGTACAAGGAAAAGTACGCTACGGATCCCAACTATCCGGGCAAACTAATTGAGCTGATGAATCAGCACTCTGGAACGCAACCACTGGTCACACCCAAGGAAAAAATTCTGAAGGTTGCATACGAATACCAGCTTGGTACAGATGACGGAGCATACGGCTACCGCCAGTGCTTTAGTTCCAGCTGCGCGATGGTGGCCCGCTACTACGGCAAGATTTCAGGCGATTACGAGTACAACAAGATCCGCGCTCGCTTCGGCGACACAACCGACCCCAAAGCCCAGATCGCAGCCCTTAAATCACTGGGACTAACCGCCACCTTCGAGATGGATGGCACGGTCGAAGACTTGGAAACCGAGATTACCCACGGCCATCCAGTACCAGTCGGCTGGCTGCACAAAGGCCCGGTAAGCAACCCCAGCGGCACGGGCCACTGGAGCGTTGTAACCGGCTTCACACCAACACACTTCATCCACAACGATCCCTACGGAGAGGCAAACCTTGTTGCTGGCGGATATGTCAGTAACAAGGGCGGTGCCGGTATCGCCTATTCCCGCAAAAACTGGCTGCCTCGTTGGCTTATTGAAGGCAACGACACGGGCTGGTTCATGAAAATCCGCCCCAAGTAACCATGCGACCCATCGAACACAGCCAGGAATCCCAATTCCACAAGACCGCAACAGACCGCTGGCTAGTCGACCTGTTCAACCGCCAGGACTATCGCGGCCTACTCGAAGCGGCACTGGTACTAAATACGCTCCATCAGCTGGAACGCACAAAATCGGCCTGGGCTATCCGCGAAGCTGCAGATAACCTGGCCGATCAGTTCGGTCTAGACCGAGATTCCGCTTAAGGCAGGATCTTTTTACACAGACACAGAACTAGGACACAAATCACCCAGTACATCACCACTAGATACAGCGTCGTCACAAGAGTTTCCATCAGCTAGCCACTGCTGGTACAAACCTGTGTACAAGCTATGCATGGGATGGTCGGCTTTATCGCGTCCGTATTGGATATACAGCGAATCAAGAAAATCCTGCCGCTGTTGATCCTCACAGATACGAGCCCAGTTCTGCTGGAACAGTTCAGTCTTGAGATTGCTCACGTTTTTGCTCCACGAGTTTTAGATTCCGGCGAGCCGTTTCCTTCGGGCCGCGGACTGAGCGCACCAGCTTAGGCTTTTTAGCAGCAGTAGACGGCACCTCAACCTTGCAGTTCGGGTAACGATTTTGCGCAAACAGCAAAGCCTGCTGGAGCGACTCTGCCCGAACCAGATCACGCATAGCGCCTTGACCGGGCAGCCAAATTGTCAGCTCAAACAACTCAGTCTTTTCTGCACTGGTGCGTGAGCGACCTTCCCCGAGCCGCAGCTCAGGGTCTAGCTGCTGCTGGAACGGAGTTACTTCCATGACTGGGGGTAGGCGGGTTCATCGATGCTATGCACAGCAGCGTGAGTGTTACAGCACTCAGAAACAACTCTCGCCGCAGCGACAGCGCCTTCATAGGTGACCCAGCTGGAGGCGTCTTCTTTTGTGGCTGTGAAGCTGATCCCTTTACCAGGGCCGTAAACCGCCGTAACCCAGCGATCTTCGACCATGACGACATAGCGAGTCATTACCTTCAAATTGAATACTGTGTAAGCCTAGTAAGTTTAGCCTGCTGGAACCAGACTATGAAGAACTTTGACTGAGTCTCATGCGTCTTTTTCTGACTCACCTTCTTGTTGCTTGGAGCGCATTCTTCCCTGCACCCGCCGCTGCACCGATTCCGCCCAAGCCGCCTTATCAGCAGCCTCAGCAGCTTTGTAATCCGACACTGGAACAGCCCGCTCCAAAGCGGCGTAAACCATGTCGCGCAACATTCCAGTTACCCGCTTACCTTCGGTGGCTGCAAGCTGCTCAGCCAACTTGTAGCGGTTACTGTCTAACAGTAGCTGGCAGTAGATTTTAGATCCGTGCTTCAGCGGCATTACTGCGTCTCTAGTCTGCTACACAGTAGCATACTGCGACACATTAGACACGCCACCTCACATCATCATCCACATTTTTCCGCCAAGCATTTGACTGCGCCACCCGCGCCCCACCCCGCTGCTTGGCACACCCCTTACGCACATCCCGCGCCCACTCCAAAAACGCCGCAGCCCGCTGCAAATCCGCGGTCTTCGCTGTCCGAATCTCCCGCTGGAGCCAGTCCATCACCAACTCTCTTCCCGTGCGGGCGCGACTCATGAGACTAGATCTGAGACTCGGATGATCGACTGCGGACGGTGTTCAGGGCAAAGCGCCAGTGCCTTCATCCTTGCAGTGAAAGCATCTGGAGCAAGAACAAAAAGATCGTGAGTACCACCGTGACGCGAGTGCATCCTGACGCGGTACTCAAAATCCTGCTGGATCACTTGGCCTCTTGCCAGCTCTTCCCGACCTTAGCTTCGGCAAGTGGGGGAATATCACCCAACCACTTAGCTTCAGCTTCTTCCATGATTTGCTGGAGCTGAATCGCCCAAGTTTCGGCGTGTTCTTCCTTTACGAGCAGGATGATTTCATCGTGCACCACGCCGGCCAGACGCACCACGTCCTCCCCGTCGGCGTGAAGTAACGGCCACAGCTTGCCGAGCGTAAGTTTGAGGACTGCTGCACCGGCGCCTTGGATTGGGGTGTTGCAACGGGTAGTGAGCTTGTTGTGCTCACCCGGTAAAAACCGCCGCAGGCCCGAGATGCGTATGCGGATAGATGGATTGTCCTTAGCCGCATCAGCAGCGCGAGCATTCTGCTGCTGCCAGTCGGAGATGCCTTTATATGCAGCGTGGAACTTTTGCCGGACTTCCGCCGCCTCATCAAGATCCATCTGGATTCCGGTCGCTGCTGCATAGTTTCTGAGTCCTTTTGCACCGCTTCCATATAGCAAACCAAAGTTAGCTGATTTACTAATTTGCCTTTGCTCTTTTGTAACTTCATCCGGCTCAACCCCATAAATCTGCGTCGCCGTCATCGTATGAAGGTCCAACCCCTGCTGGAACACCTCGGTCATTAAGGGATCCTGTGCTTCTGCCGCTGCAAGCCGCAGCTCCATCTGCCCGTAATCCGCTACAACCAATCTCCACCCTTCTGGAGCTTCGACTGCCAACCGAAAACGCGGATCGCGCGGAATCTGCTGCAGGTTCGGCGAAATACAAGACATACGGCCTGTGTCCGCCCCAAGTTGCATATAGCTGGCACGAATAAAACCATCAGCCGAATACTTTTTCAACAATGTTTCCGCCATCTGCCTACGCTTTTCTACTTTTTTCCAACGCAAGTAATCCGCGACAACTTTGTGATCTCCTACGTATTCTTGGAGCGCAGACCTACTCGCACTTGGCTTGTCATTCTTCATATCCATTGGCGGCTGACCCAGCAAAGCGGTGAACTTCTTAAGTAACTGCGCAGGACTGTTGAGGTTAAACACATCAGGATCTACTTTTTTGCCTTTCGGCCCAGGCTTTGTCTGGTACAACAACTTCCCATCAAGACCGCGATGCAGCTTGTGTTTTGAAGGTAAGGCTTCATCAAAATCCTCAATAAATTTCTCGCCTACCTCAACATTTTCAATATCCAAATCTTCGATCAGCTGTTCCAGCATCTTTTTATTGAAAGGCAAGCCCGTACGCCAGAGTTGCGCCATTGCGGGCAAAGCTCTGCACTCAAGATCCCAGGCTGGCATCAAAGTTCCGGTAGCCATCCTGTCTTTGATCGGCTGCCATAGCTGGGTCAGTACCACCACGTCTTTGGCGGCGTATTCGATCTGCTCCACGCGCAAATCGCCCGACCAATCACTCCGCTGCTCTTCCTTGGAAATATCCAGCTTGAGGTAACGATGTACAACGTGCTGGAGGCCGTGCTTCAGATTGGGCAGCCCGTTCGTCAGGATCCGGCTAGCCAGCATGGAGCAATAAACCTTGCCCTTGGGATAAATCTCGTGCTCCTGAAGCCAGCCCAAGTCGAACACTGCATTGTGGGCAAGCCAGGTGCGTGGCACATCGCAGAACTCTTCCAGCGTGATCCAGTCGTCATCGCTAAAGCTCCAGCAATCCAGCACAACCGGCTTTTTGCCGAATGTGGCCAGCTGTAACAAGCGAAGACCACCAAACTTCGGCTGAAGTCCAGTGGTCTCAACGTCGAACGCAACGAAGCTTGCATCATCGAGCGTGTGCAGGTGCTCGATGCCTTGAAGAATGTCCATGCCTGGTAGGGCGTTTACCCTACTACTCTAGCAGGCTGTCAACCTCCCTGGCGGAGCACAGCACTGCTGCTGCGAGTGTCCCACCCTCGGGAAACCCGAGTAGACACCGCCGATTCCAGTGGATGCAGTGCCTGCACGGCCCACCATCTTCCTGGGGCTTGTAGTTCTGGCGCACTCGCTGCATGTGTTCTTCCTGTTTGCCGGCAGGACTGCAGCGATAGCAGCGCATACACAAAACTGAATTGGTTGTTGCTTTACCGCACGCTTGGCACGGCCTGCTGTTGATTGAAACTGCCATTACTCAGAAAAACAAGAACACTCCTTAAAAAATCCAGCCTCTCCGGCCTCAGGAATACCCAAATCGCAGTAGTCGTGCCAGTGCTTACAGCTGGTGCAGCCATTGCCCTCCTGTTTTTTCTGCATTGCACGTCGACGCGGAATCTCAGGAAATAACTCCTTGTACGTGCGACCTGTACGAATCGACTGAACGGTATGGATCGAGATACCTAAAGCTTTAGCCAAGGTGTCATCAAACCGCCAATCCTCCAGAATCCTCTTCACCTCTTTTGGTGTCATCCTGCGCTGATTATTAGGGAACTCTCGCGGCGACAGTTGCACCTCTTTTTTGGCAACCCGATCAAAGTAAACATTCCAGCAATGCCCGCAGTACTTGCACTTGAATCTGTACGTGCACAGATGTGGTTTGTGTTTCCATTGATGAATGTTCGTGATTCTTCTAAAACTGTGAGTGCAATTGTCAGCCATGCCAGTGCCTGATAACTCCTGCGCAAATGAAAATGTTTGTAGTCATGTAAGCCAGCAAGATGCAAAAACGCACCAGTGCAACCTGATCAGCGACCCGATTGTGCTGGTGCGCCTTCTCACCTAATGCCTTGGCGACAATCCGCCACCAATACCTCATCAGTCTTGGTAGGGCTCTGTCGCCAAAGTGTTAATTAGCCTGTTCAAATACCAGCGACATTTCATCGCATCTTCCAGAGGATCCTTTTTCAGCCACATCCGGCTGAGGTATTTGAGGCACTGCCACTGGAGCGCACCAACCCGCGCATCTGGCGCGTGCTGCACCCAATCTTCCAGAACCTCGATGACCTCAACTTTCCCAGCTGTGTAATGCCGGGGATGCTCAACTGAATCGCTCATCCTCTAGAACCCTGAACAGCAGTGTCGCCTTGATAGCGCCCAGTAAGCGCGTAACTTTTGCCAGGCAGCATCGACATTTTGTGGAACACAATCTGTGCGATGCGCATTCCGGGCCACAACGGCACGGGATGCATACACCTAGCGTTTTGCAGTTCGAGAGTTAAGCGCCCCTCATAACCGGGATCGATATACCCGGCCAGAAGATGCTCAATCCCTTCTCTGGCACGAGACGACTTGAGAGCAAGCTGCCCAGCAACACAGTCAGGCAGCTTGAACTCCTCCATCGTTTCGGCAAGCACGAACTCATGCGGCTGGAGCATGAACGGCTTTTCCTGCGTGTGCCCAGCAATCGAGAACGGCACCAGTGAAGTTGTTGTGGGCAACTCCACCAGCAGATTCTCACCGAGTCTCACATCGAGACTGGCTGGGTTAATCAGCTCCTGATGAAACGGAGAGACCAAGCCTCGCCGTGCCAGGTTATGAATCTCGTGATCACAGAGCACACCGCCCATCAGTCAACCACCACAACGGGAGTGGACTGCTGGAGCTGGATGTGCTTCCAGGTCTTATTCCACTTGATGCAGTTGATGGTGGTGGGGTGAACGCCAAACTCCTTAGCGATCTTGCCCACGGACTTACCACCGGCAGCCAGCTGGCGCTTGATCTCCATCACCTTGCTATCAGTCAGCACCGAAACGCCACGCCGACCCTTGCGGCTGGTCTTACGAGTCTTGACTTGAGACTCCGCTTTTTTAGCAGCTGGAGCTTTGGCGAGTTTAGGCAGTGCCACGGTCTTGCTGGGATCAGTCAGATCCAGAGAGACGTGCTGGCAGGTTTCAACAGCAAAGCGAGCAGCTTCAAGCGCTTTGTTGATTTGATCGAACTGGGCTTCGGAAAGGATGTACATGTTCATGAGGTAGAACGGGTGCAGTGTAGTACAGGATCAGTTATTTTCCAGTTCCAGCCGGATGGCTGCCTGGAAATAACCTGCGACCTTCAAGCGGCGATAGACGGAACCACCTTCCTCGCTTTGCTTGTTTTCAACGCCGGCGTAATCGCGCCGTGCTTCCTCTAGGGAAGCCAACGTCTCAATGTTGAGCATGTTTAAGTCGGCGTCGGACAGCTCGGACAGCTTGTCCAAATAAACGGTGCGCCCGTTCAAAAGGTATGAACGGTAAAACGGCACCATTGCGTTTTCAGTCATGCAAAAAAGTTTGGATCCTGTTGACGTAACCGGGTGAGATCCGTGAGTCTCAACTTGAGAATCTCATGGATGGCCAACTTAGCCAAGTTGGTTGAGCTGATCGTGTCGCTTGTGGCGAACACGTAGATCATGTGCCGGTAAAGCTGGGTCAGAGTTTTGATTCTGACCCAGTGAGTGTCTCCCGGTATAGGTTCTAGCCCAACTTCCCAGTCGTCGTAGTCCGGAGCGTTACGAAGCTCGCGGGATTCAGTCGTTCCAATCAGACGTGTCAAGTGGAGTCCAGTCGTCGACCCGTTGGGTGAGCATGGCCCTGAGTTCGGCATCGGTCGCTGGAATCAAGTCTTCATCTGAAAAGTAGAGGGTGCCTCGGCACAGGGCAGGGCCCCACTCGGGCGGGTCAAGGTGCGTCTGCGCATAGACCAGAACCATGTCGTCAACAACGGCATCGACAACAAGATGGTCGCCTTCAAAACGCAGCTCCTCAATGCTTTGTACCTGGCTCACTTGACCTCCTGAGCAGCTTGGTCGGCGGTAAGAGCGTCCATGCGCTCGTCCCAGGTCATCTTCAGAAACTGTTCCAGGTCGATCAGGCGCTCCAGCTGGACTTCGTCATAGCTGGTGGTGAATCCCCAGTCCTTGTACTGCTGGATCTTTTGCTCAAGCATGAGGCGGCCCCAGCTGACGGCGAAATACCAGGGGCTGAGGTTGGATCTGTCGAAATGAACTGTGAATGGGTCTTTCATTGTTAATCAGTAATGGAGGGCCCGCCTTGACGGGCTTGCTCATAGTGTTGCACACGAACAGCCCACCCGCAAGGGCAGGCTGTCGCATTCCGTTACAAACGCAGGGACCGGCTGGTGCTGGTTAGGCTGGCGGCCTAGATGTTTATCAACCTCTAGGCGTCCGTAGCTGGCCGGCTGCGGTGAGGCTGACACCGCGTGAGGACCAGCCACCGGCCACCCTATTCACACACTCCCAGGGCTTCCGGCTCGTACTGGGTCAGTACGCACACGTCAGCGCCTTGCTTGAGAGCAGTGCCAACGACGTAGTGGAACTGGGCCTCGGCGTCTTCAGATTCTTCAATCTGGTACTCCTCAACCTCGTAAGTGATGCCCTTGCGGTACCAGGAGACCCGGACCACGGCAAACAGCTCGAAGGGGATGTCGCCGACGTTGTAACCCAGTGTCGGCTTCCTGGGACGCTTCGGCTGGGGCGGTTCAGGCTTGGCCACGGGAGGTCTCCAAAACACCCACGCGGCAACCCGCATGAGCCCTACGAAAAAGTTAGGCACGCGAAGCACGGGCAGCCCTCCGATAACGGCATGGCCTTTTGTAGGCCTGCTCCAGCTCTTCGTCCGTTGGCTCTGGAATTCCAGGGCCAGAGCCTTTTACCTCGTAGTGGGAAAAGACCTTGCGGCGCCTTGTGAATGTCCTTCCGTAGCGATCCGAATCAGTCACTGTTTTCCACACGTAGACGGGGACATCGGTGACTCTGTAGTTGTGCAAATCCTCGGCCCAGCGGAGGAACCGGAGTTCCTCCTCTTCACTGTTAAACATCAGTCCCACATCTTAGAGGCGGCATCGAGCATGGCGTCAAGCTCCTCCGGAGAGCGTGACTCCTCTTGGGGGGTTACAAAAAATGTGTCCCCCTGAGCAAAACCCGCATCAGAACAGGTGGTCTCAGGGGGACAACCATTTTCGTGTCCCCCTAAATCTGCGGATTCGCCAGCCGCAGCTCCAGTCCTGGGGGACACCTCCGAAATTAAGGGGGACACCTCTACCCCTTGTCCCCCTAATTTTTCCAGTCCAGCACTGGAATCAGCTATAGGGGGACACTCTCTCTCACACATATCACGCGAGACCAGAGCGAAGTACCTCTTCACGCTGGAACCAGCCCTTCTGGTGCTCGGCTCTTCTGTACTAGAAATCAAACCGCGGGCTTCCAGGCGCTGGAGCGCTTTTTTGATTCCCTTGACGCTGCCACCACAAAGCGGATCGGAATCCAGCTCCTGCCTGGTGCGTCCTTCGCCGGCTTTAGCGGCAGAGCGAAGGCGCTGGAGCACCCGATCAATGATCGAGGCGGGTGTGGCGCTTTCCGCGGTGATCTCGACGTAATCCTTCAGCTCGAAGGTGAGGTCTTCGAGCATCTTCAGTAGGAGCTTGCTGCCACCACGGCCTGCGCGGCTCTTCTCCACGGTGATGAGGCGGCTGGAGAAGCCGACACGCTCCATCTCCTTATCGGAGGGCTTACGGAGGCTCCAGACCTCGTCTACGGCGTCCCTGAGGGCTGTGGTGCCCCGAAACCCGCCGGACTTGTTGCTGTGGTGCACGACGAGGATCGTGCAGGGCGGGAAGAGGCGTCCGTTGTTGTTGGCGAGCCAGTAGAGCGGGCCAGCGAACTCCTTACGGTTTTCGTCGAACGCCGAGCCCCTGCTGCAGCCGGTGATCGAATCGATGATCACGAGGGCTGGCTGGTGCTTCTCAACAAGCTTGACGAAGCGCAAGTACCAGTTCAGGTCCCAGCCCATCACAACGCGGATCGGATCGTTATGACCGAGTTCAAGGTCCTGCATCTGCTGCTTGACCTGCACCTCGGACTGATCGCCGTTGAGGATCAGGACTTTTCCCTGCTGCACTGGAACATCAGCGCCCCTAATGGAAAAGGGAATGCCCCTAGCAACGTGTTTGGCGAGTGTCCAGGCAGTCATGGACTTGCCATCACCACCAGCGCCGTGAATCATCACGACACCAGGTTTCGGCAGCAGGTCAGGAATCAGGTAATCCAGCGTGACCTCCTTATCGAGCAGAGCGCCGATATCCATATCGTCGTCCCGCTGTTCGTACTGGATCTGGCTGATTAGCAGCCGTTCCAGAGCCCCCGCATCCCTGTAACCAGCTTCAAGCGCCAGAGCATTCATGCGGTGCGCCATCTCAGCCGGGTTATCCAGCTCCTGAATTTCCTTGGCGCGGCTGATGACTTCGGCGTAACTGAGGGTTACTTGCCGGATGCGGGTGACATTGTCGCCCTCAGCTTCTGCAACAACTTTCCGCAGATCTTCCGCAAGCCATAGCCGACCCGGCATCTGCTGATCGGCCATCCAAAAAAGAGTGCCGAGGCTGACCGGCCCTTTGCGAAAGGACTTCCAAACGTCCTCGCAGGGATTGCCATCTGCCCACTCGTGGGAAAACTCCGGATCTTCCGCAGACCACGCGGACCAGAGGGTGAGGCCAAGCTCAGTAGGCAACTCCGAGTGGATCGCCATGCCCACCTTGACCCAGTGATCCCGGCTGCCATTGCCCTGCCCCGGAATCACCTTTAGTGCGGACTGCACAATTTCAGCCACCTCAGCTGGATCACGATCCGAAAAATCCAGCGCCTTGCGGTTGCGGATAAACCCACCGTCCTGGATCTCCTTCCCGGCGTGATCCCGCATCTCTGCGAGCAACCACTCAGGGGCGTCTGGAATCGCCTCCAGGTCGCCTTCAAAGCCGTATTGACCTTCCGGTGCCTTTCCATCACTGGAGCCCGGATAAGCCCCGTAGATGACGCCCTGACGGCCCCAGAGCACCTCGTAGCCCGCGCCGGTATCCGACAGGCCAAAACCCTTCACCGAGCCCCATAGGGCCTCAGGGACGCGGAAGAGGTATTTCGCCGCATTCGCCTTGGTCGACGTGATGACTGGAGCACCCTCCAGCGACTCGCCCCACTTTTTCTTGAGACGGCTGAGATTGCGATCCACATCGAGAATCACGAGTCCCATGCTGCGACCGCCGGTGAACACACCGACCGCCTGGAACACATCCGGCTTCCGCTCGATCTGAAGTACAACATCAGAGGGCGCCATCACCTGATGGTGGCTGCGCTCTAGCGGTGTCTTGCCCTTGGAGATTTTCCCGGACTGGATCGCCAGACCCTTGGCATAGATCGGCGCGTAAGCAAATCCCACAGGCAGCTGGCGCACAAAAGCCAGCAAATCCTGCGTCTTACTTTGAGACATGTTAGACTCTCACACGAGAATGTTCAACGCGCCCCAACAGCTGCCGCTGAAGGGGCGTTTTCTCATGGTAGCCATCAGGTCAAGATGGTGTTACTGTGTAAGACGTTGGCACTGAGCCGACCACACAAGACACCAAAACCATGCCTTTTCTCAGCAAATCAGCCTCAGCAGCAGTTACCAGCAACGGAAGCAGTGGCGGCGGCTACCTCAGCCTCAGCAAGCTTCCCGATGGTGGCTCCGTCCGTTTCGCCCTACTCATTGACCAGCCTCTGGAGTTCTACGAGTGCTGGGGTGCAGCCAACGGCGCAAACAAGCCTTTCCGGTTCGATTTCGAGCCCACCTATGAGGACGTGGTCGCCGAAATGGGCGAATTCGAGCCCCGCGAAGGCCGCGGCGGCCCTGGAACAGCAGACGTGAAGTTCGCCATCGCCTGCCCGGTCTACAACTACGAGTCGGGCAAGGTGCAAGTCCTGCAGATCACGCAAAAGTCGATCCTGAAGGAAATCGACCAGATCTCGCAGATGGAGGATTACTCCGAACTGCTGGAGTGGGACTTCACGATCAGCAAGAAAGGCAGCGGCCTACTCACCGAGTACACCGTGCGCCCTGTCCCCCGCAAAAAGGGCAGCCAGGAGCACATCGACGCCGCCTGGATCGAGGCCAAATCCGAAGGCTTCGACATCACCCGCCTGCTCACTGGAGGCAACCCTTTCAAGGCTGCCTGATGGCACGGCGTAAAAAGCCGGACTGGAATCCTGCCCCCGAATTCACGGTGGTGCGGCTACCAACCAACGGCCCTAAAGAAGGTCAGTCCTATGAAAGCTGGGCAGCTGGAAAAAGACTGTCTGATGCCAAGTGGGAAAAGATCAAAGGCAACAACATCAACAAACTCCTCTGAAATAAATCCCGCCCCCTTTACCGGGGGCTTTTCCCAACTATCAATTTCCATCCATGACTGAAAGACTTGTCACCATCGTTCGCCGCAGAGTTGTAATCGACGAAGTAGTTATCACAGAAAAAGAATTCAACGAGATAAATAGTTTGAATACCGATGAAGAATGCGAAGTTGCGTACGAACGTTTAACAAAACTGCCGTACGAAACCTGGGAGATTAACGAATGCTATGAAGACGCTTACATTGCTTTTACCGGCGATGTAAGGGCTTTTAGCGACGATCTAGTGTCCCTCTCCAGCAACTGGGGCTCTCTCCTCCCTCTGGAACTGGACTACAGCTCTTACTTCGACAAGCTGCTAGCCCGTTGACACCTGGTATAGAATCCAAAGGGGAAGAACTATTCAAATGCCTTCAAATACGCAAGACACACTGGCATCACTGCGTAAATGGAGGCTGGAACAAGACAACAGTGGCCCATTCAGGG